TATGGTGGGGTAATCATAATTCTAACGCTTCAAAAGCAGGAACAAATGCTGGACTAGGCACAAATTATCCAGGTAATGATCTGCCAGTAACAAACAGCATGACAAAAGGTAAAGATGGTAGCGCAAACGATGCCGCTTATATTACTGCTTATAACAAATTCAAAGATGCTGATACTGTAGATATTTCATTGGTTCTTGGCTCAGGCTCAAGTTCCACTGTTTCTACACATATCATCAACAATATTGCTGAACACCGTAAAGATTGTGTCGCTGTTATCTCACCAGAAAGAGCCGATGTTGTAAACAACAATGGTTACGAAGGCAAAGAAGCAGATGACATTATTGCATTTAGAGATGGTCTACCATCATCTTCATATGCAGTCATGGATTCAGGCTGGAAATACCAGTATGATAAGTACAACGATGTCTATCGTTATGTTCCACTAAACGGTGACACTGCTGGTCTAATGGTACAAACGGACTTGACAAGAGATCCATGGTTCAGTCCTGCAGGTTTCAATCGTGGTAATGTCAAGAATGTTATCAAACTTGCTTTCAATCCAAGTAAGGCTGATAGAGATGAACTTTACAAGAAGGGCATCAATCCTGTCGTGACATTCCCAGGTCAGGGTACAGTTCTATTCGGTGATAAGACAATGCTTGCACAGCCAAGCGCATTTGATCGTATCAATGTTCGTAGATTGTTTATCGTACTTGAGAAAGCAATCAGTACAGCGTCCAAGTTTACTCTCTTTGAGTTCAATGATGAGTTCACACGGTCACAGTTTAAGAACTTAGTTGAGCCATTCCTCAGAGATGTACAAGGTCGCCGTGGTATCACGGACTTCCAAGTTGTCTGTGACGGAACGAATAACACTGGTCAAGTCATTGATAATAACGAATTTGTGGGTGACATTTATGTGAAGCCTGCTCGTTCTATCAACTTTATCCAGTTGAACTTTGTTGCTGTAAGAACTGGCGTTGAGTTTTCTGAAATCGTCGGCAGAGCAACATAAATAAAGTAGACAGGAGAAAAGACAATGGCTTTTAATGTAAACGAATTTTCAGGCGCCCTCAAAGCGGGTGGTGCTAGAAATTCATTGTTCCAAGTACAAATCACGAACCCGATCAACGGTGTCGCTGATGTACAGGTACCTTTTCTCTGCAAAGCCGCTCAGATTCCAGCCGCTACTTTGGGTGTAGTCGAAGTTCCATACTTCGGCCGCACTGTAAAGATTGCTGGTAATAGAACATTTGCAGAATGGGCACCAACGATCATCAACGATGAAGACTTTGCAATCCGCAATGCGATGGAACAGTGGTCTAACTCAATCAACTCTTTTCAAGGCAACCTAAGAAATACTGGTGGTTCAGCACCATCATTGTACAAAGCAAACGCTCAGGTACTTCAGTATTCACAAACAGGTGATCTTCTTAGAGAATATAACTTTGTTGGTATTTTCCCGACAGAGGTTAGCACCATCGACCTAGCATGGGAAACAGAAGGTATTCAAGAATACACTGTCACTTTCCAGTACGATTATTGGGAAGTATCTGGTGGAACTACCGGCAATGCCGGTGGTATCTAAATCCACTTTTTAATTATGTTGGGTGGGGCGTCATAAATAATATTAGACGCTCCCCCATTTTATTGAGGAATAAGTAATGGCAGTAAATCTATTCGGTTTTAAAATAGGTAAAGAAGAGAATGAAAAACAACTCGACAATTTACCTTCATTCGTACCACCAGCACAAGATGATGGAAGTGTCACTATTGCTGAAGGCGGTGCGTTTGGTACAACCGTAGACTTAGAAAATACAGTAAAAAACGAAGCACAACTCATTACTAAGTATCGTGATATGGCTCAACAGCCTGAGGCTGAGAAAGCAGTTGATGATATTATTAATGAGGCAATTGTTGCTGACAATAATCAAGCGCCAGTAGAGATTGTGCTAGAGGATGTTCAGTTATCGGCTGCGATGAAAGATAAAATTAGAGATGAGTTTGATTATATTCTAAAGTTAATGAAATTCAATTATAGAGCATATGATATCTTTCGTAATTGGTATGTTGATGGTAGACTATTCTATCATATTGTTATTGATGTTAAGAATCCAAGAGCGGGAATCAAAGAACTAAGGCATATTGATCCTCGTAAGATTAAAAAAGTCCGTAAAGAAAAACGTGATCAAAAGTCTAGAGTTGGCGAGATTTCACTAAGTAAACGCTATGATGAATTTTACATTTACCAGGCGAAGGGTATCACCTCAGAAGGTGAAGGCCTAAAGATTGCGCCAGATTCAATTGCATATTGCAACAGCGGTCTGCTAGACACAAAGAATTACACAGTTCTATCGTATCTTCATAAAGCATTGAAGCCTCTGAATCAGTTGCGTATGCTAGAAGATGCCACAGTTATCTATCGCTTGGCCCGTGCGCCAGAGCGTAGAATTTTTTACATTGATGTTGGTAACTTGCCAAAAGCAAAAGCAGAGCAATATCTGCGTGATATGATGGTCAAGCATAAGAACAAACTTGTATACGATGCAAACACTGGCGAAGTCAGAGATGATCGTAAGTTTCTTACAATGCTTGAAGATTACTGGCTTCCTCGCAGAGAGGGTGGTCGTGGCACAGAGATTACAACTCTTCCTGGTGGCCAAAATCTTGGTGAAATGGACGATGTAAACTATTTCAAGAACAAATTATATGAAGCACTAAATGTTCCTACAACAAGATTGCAGGCAGATGGTGCTTTCAATCTTGGTCGTGCTTCAGAGATCACAAGAGATGAACTAAAATTCTCTCGTTTCGTTGGTCGTCTAAGAACCCGTTTCTCAGAAATTTTTCACATTCTTCTTGAGCGTCAACTACTACTCAAAGGTGTAATCACAGCCGCAGAGTGGAAAGAGATGCAGGATAATATTTATTATGATTTCATGGAAGATAATCATTTTGCAGAACTTAAAGATGCCGAAGTTCTTGAAAACAGATTGCGTCTGTTGCAAGATGTTGATCAGTATACTGGTAAATATTTCTCTACTGCTTGGATTCAGAAAAATGTTCTACGTCAGACAGAAGAAGATATTGAACAGATTAAGACTGAAATTGAAGACGAAGGCGATGGTGAAATTGATAATGATGAGTTCAATTAATCTAAATTGCAATTTATTATAAATAGAATTACAGGAGATTTAATATGTCAGACTATACAACAAGAGATGCAGTAGAGTTCGCTGTTGACGGTAACACTGCTGAATTTAAGAACGCTATCAATAACATCATGGCTGATAAGGTCGCTGATGCAATTGAATTAAAGAGAGTAGAAGTAGCATCTCAATTTATGTCTGCACAAGTATCAGACGAAGGGGATAATGATGTCCAAGATTCAGAAGTTTAGCACTTTCGTTGAGGCAAGCGCCGCTGATCTATCAGCAAAAACGCCTAAGAATGACGAAAAAGAACTAAAGCCACGTTCTAAGGGTGAGCAAGATTTTGTTGACGCTCATGTAACAGAGACAGAGCCACATCCAACTGCCGATGATGAAGTACATACAGGTAGTACTAAGCCAACAACGCCTAAAGGTAAAGATGCTGGTGAAAAAAAGCCTATCAAGCCTATCAAAGAAGAGGCTGAAGACGAAGACGAAGACGAAGATGAGGACGAAGATGATGAAGACCTAGAAGAAGGCGTTATGGATACCCTCAGAAAGATCGTTAAAGATAAGCAGATGCAAAAAGTAAAGTTTGCTAATGGTAAAACAATGAGAGTTGATCTTACTACGGCATCAGCAATGGTAAATGCACATGATAAGCGCATCAAAAACGACAAGACAAAGGCGAAGTTTGCCGATGCAGTTGAAAAAGATCCAAATTCTTTTATGAAGATGATGGATATAGCATTGGGAGATAAGTAATATGGCTATTAAGGTTCTTGCAAATACTGTTGCGTTTACGACTTCTGGAAATACTGTATATAACGCTACTGCTGTTCGTATTACTAATAATGGTTCTGCTAGGACTGTAGTTATTGCTAACACTGCTGACCCACAAGAAAACGGACAACATGGTAACTATCCAGGCGGTCAAGTATCTATTCGTCTGAATGCTAACGAGGTTGTAACTATTCGTAAGCGTCCACAAGATACAATCACTGCAAATAGTGGTGTATTCGGAACTAAAGTAGCGGAGATTGCAACATGAGCCTAAAACTTATTTGCGAAGTCAACGAAGATATTAACTATATCACAGAAGATAAAGACGATAGCGGCAAAAAGTCGTACTTCATCGAAGGTGTCTTTATGCAGGGTGATATCAAAAATCGCAACGGGCGTGTATATCCTGCATCAACTCTTGCTACAGAAGTTGCTAGATATAACAAAGAATACGTTGAGAAGAAACGTGCTTATGGCGAACTAGGTCATCCTCAAGGCCCTACGATCAATCTTGAGAGAGTTTCACACATGATTACAGAACTAAAACAAGATGGTTCTAACTTCATGGGTAAAGCAAAGATTATGACTGAAACTCCATATGGTGCAATCGTCAAGTCTCTTATGGACGAAGGCGCACAACTTGGAGTATCAAGTCGTGGTATGGGCAGTCTCAAAGCTGGAAAAGCTGGCGCACAAGAAGTGCAAAAGGATT